ACCATCTAAAAAGTTTTTTGGCTCAATTAATGAAGACCAAACGATTCGAGTTGGATTAGAGGAAACCGAAAATCTTTTAAGAGAAGGTGATAGAACGATAATCTTAAATAATGCTGAATTATTCAATAAAGAAAGGAACGAGAGTACCAATTATAAGATACATGGTAAATTAAAAATGGTCTTTAGGAATCTTTATAGTGGGTCATCTGAATATAACCCACTTTTAAAGAGACTTTATTTAGTTGGAGATGGTAGTAATAACAATTTTGATGGGTTTTTACCTTATCAAGAATTTGCGTTCCTAAGAAAAGATGTATTCAGACAAGTGAACACCATACAAACGGTATCATCTTTAACAACATACACACCCGTTATAACTTATTCTGGTGAAACTGAACATGTCACGATAACAAGTATAGACGCACCTTACCACAATTGGAATGTTTATTTATCCTATGTGTATGGTCAGGACAGTACCTATCCAATGAAATATACTTTAAGTGGTGGAACTTCATTTAGTTTCACTGCGGGTGATGGTATACCATTTAGAGTCGAAAGTTTACCTAATTCTTATAAATTTACTAGTCCCGTTGAACATGGAATGTCATCAGGTGAATTCATTACACTTAGTGGTGGTAGTTGTTCACAAACATAAAACACTCACAGAAAGAGAAGATTATATCTTAGATAAGATTGGATTTGAATCATCAATTTGGGAAAACGAAAGAAAGTTATTACTTGAAAATAGTGCTGGTGCCTCAGATGTTTTAGTTGAAAGAAACATGATGGAATCTTTAATTTATGATTTTAAAGAACCATTTATTTTAACAGGATTAACAAACAATTTAGGTTACTTACCAACCGAATTATACGTAACTGTAATTTTAGCTAATAGAAATGGATATTTTGAATATCCACCTAAAGTTGGTTGGAAATTTAATTTCCATGACACATGGGTTGATGAACATTTTAATGGGACGGGCTCAACTGAAACATCCATAACAACTAGTGGATTTAGTAGAACAATTAGTGCCACAACATACAATTTTGTATCAGGAACAGACTTACCACTAAACACCGTTTTACATGGTGCGTTTGTTGAATATAATCGTTCAGAATTACAAGAGAGAATAATAAGTGAGGGATATCACAGATTTTCAAACCCACTTTTTGTCTTTGATTACGGACAAACAGGTACAACAAGTACTTTTTCGGGTGGTTCAATTACAAACATGTATGGGTTGTTTTATCAACCACACCACAGAGTAAAATTAAGACAACTTTCTCCTTATATAGAAACATCTAAAACAAACCAAGTTTACGGTTTACCACAAAATGCAAAATATTTTGAAGATGAGGCATTATGGAAATGGAGAGATTTATATGACCACGGATTTATAGACCCTGAGGGTTTTGGAACAAACTATCCATTCATAAACAACATTCATTATGTAAAAAGTGACATCAATTTCTATTTAAGAAATGAAAACATTTACACAAATAAAAAAGACGCGGTTAAAAATGTAAATAAGTTTAAATGTTAATATGAAAATTCTTGCTAAAAATAATGACCAATCTATTTTGATTTCTTTTTATTTTTTAAACAGTCTTGGTAACTACTCTCAAAATTATGAAGATGTATCAATTACCATGGAAGAAAATTCAAAAATGTTAAAACAATCAACAGAAAGTTTTTTCAGATTAGAATTTTATAAAACAAACAATGACCAATCACCAAACCAAACAAACAGAAGGTTAGTTTTTGCAAAAAATTTATCACTACCCTTAGGTGAGAGAATATACTATACAGGTACCCCATCAGGTGCGACATTACCATTAAATGATTTTATCTACGTACCGGTTTTTACTGGTTCAAATTACAGAAATACAGAAAATATGTACTTTTTTTGGTTTGCTGATGATTCACCATTTAGTGAAACCAATATCACAGGTAACACATTCTATATGACTGCCAAATATTACAATGCGAAAGACGGTAGTGTTATAGATTTTGTCAATAAATCAAAAACCGTAAACGCAACAACACCTTACGTTGAAGAAGAAGATGTTTATTATAAAGTAATTATAGATAGGACGGATTATTCCTATATCGTTTACGCATATAATGGTTCATTAGGTACGAGAAAAGGAACCACATCCGCACCAATAAATTTTTATGAGAGAAAACAATAATGGATATTAAATCACCCACAAAATACGAGATACTTAGGAAGAATATTCCTAATGTTAAATTGTATTCAAACGATGGACCGTATTGGTACAATAGTTTGGGTAGTTTAATATCATGGTCTGAATCACAGTATTTGGACCCATTAGATGGATTTGTTGTTTATAACGTCACTGGTGGAACAGTCTCTTCGGGGTACTATGTTTGGACAGGTAATAGTATTGCAACAACTTCTTATGGTGATGAGGGATGTGATTTAAGTCTTGAATTGTACGCTTGGGAAAATATTACCAAAGGGGAGGCATATGGTGAACATATGTTACCAATATTCTTGGAAACTCACGTTGATGAAATGGGTGTTATGGTTGGATTTGATGGTAACTTAGAACAAGTTGAACAGATATGTAATTTTTCTTATACACAAACGGGTAACACAGTTCAAGTTTACAATACTGTGGATACAACTAAAGTTTCCGAAATACACTTTATCGACTTTACAGTGGATTGGGGTGACGGTACAACAAGTATTTTATCAACAACAGGTATCACCGCGTCAAAAACTTACGCATCAACAGGTGAGACGACAATATCAATATCAATTAACACTCCTTGGAGTCAGTTTGAAACAAAGAAAAAGGTACAAGTACCATCCAATACCACTGTAAGTAATCCACTTGGAACTTTCTCAGGATTCACAATACCTTACACAAATATTACAGGTCA